AGTTATTCCGCAGAAGAAGGTAACGACGATCTTGCTATGTGTGGAGTACTGTTTGGATGGGTAATGACTCAAAACTTTATAAGGGAAATAACAAATTTAGATATCAGACAAAGAATTCTGATAGAGCAGCAAAGAGTACTAGATGATGAATTACTACCTTTTGGTTTTGTTGAAGATGGTCAACCTGAACCAGAAGAACTTCCTTTAACAAAAGACATACTTCAAGAGTTGATGTTTCCATCAGAAAGTAAACAAGAACTTCGTGAAAAATACGCGGTATTTGTTGAAAATAAACAATATTATAAATAGAAAGAAAACTCTTGTCCTTAGGAGAACAAAATGGCATTTCAAGTTAGTCCAGGCGTAAACGTATCTGAAATTGACCTAACTACGGTGATTCCAGCAGTATCGAGTTCTGTTGGAGCAATTGCTGGAGTATTTAGATGGGGTCCAGTCGAGAAAAGAACACTTTTGAGTTCTGAGAATGAACTAGTTTCAAGATTTGGTAAACCATCAAACTATAATTCTGAAACCTTTTTCACAGCAGCAAACTTCCTTTCTTACGGTAATGCTCTCTATGTTGTCAGAGCAGCAAACACTACCGATTTTGCTAACGGAGTTATTTCTGCTGTTGCAAATACAGGTTCAGTAACAAACGCACAGGTTTTTGTAGTTAAAAATGATGATGTGTACGACTCTGTTAACACAGCAGTTGATACAGATGTACTATACATTGCTAGATATCCAGGAGAACTAGGCAACTCTTTAAAGATCTCTGTGTGTGACAGTGCAAATGCTTACACCAAAACGGTAGATATTCAAAATGCAGAAGCTAATCTGGAAAGTGGTACAATCTCTGCAACTATTGGATCTAACGTAATAACATTCAGCATTGCTAATAATGCAACAGGAACATTAGCTGAAGCAAATACCAGAATGGTTGCTGTGCTGGCTGAACTTACAACAGGTGATGTCATTGAGGTTGGTAATAGTTCCATTGGTAAACAATATTTAAGAATAACATCGTTGCCAGCAGCCATGGGTACTAATGCTAGTTTTGCAAATACTACTCATAGATACTTCACTGCTAATGTAGATAACTCTTATAATCTCTCTACAAACTATACGAGCAATACATTTACAAGATATTGGGAATACTTTAATAGTGTTGATGGTGCTCCTGCTATTTCTACCTATCAGGCATCACAAGGAAATACAACAGCTGTTGATGAAATTCATGTTGTTGTTTCGGACGAAGATGGTAAGTTTACAGGTGTTCCAGGAACAGTTTTAGAGGTTTACTCTTCACTTTCAAGAGCAACTGATGCAAAGACACAAGATGGTTCAACAAACTACTACAAGACCGTAATTAACGATAACAGTAAGTATGTTTGGTGGGCAAATGATAGAGCATCTGCTCCATCAAATACTGCACTGAATATTGCAAGTGTCAATACTAAGCCTGTTACAGTTTCGTTCAAGCTTGGTCAAGATGGTGATGGAGAAAACGATGTTTCTCTGGGAACTGTGTTGTTTGGATACGATCAATTTGCATCTGCAGAAGAAGTAGATATTTCTCTTATAATGACAGGCAAATCAAGAGGTGCATCTAACGGTGCTCAAATTGCAAACTATCTTGTAGACAATATTGCAGAAAATAGGAAAGACTGTGTGGTTTTTGCATCGCCAATGAAAGAAGATGTTGTTAACAACTCTGCAGGTGATGAAGAACAGGATGTTGTTGACTTCAGAAACGGTGCCCGCGCTTCTTCTTACCTTGTGATCGATTCTGGATACAAGTATCAATACGACAAGTATAACGATATCTTCCGCTGGGTTCCTCTCAATGGTGATATTGCTGGTCTTTGTGTAAGAACAGATGCCACAAGAGATCCATGGTTCTCACCTGCTGGATTCAATCGTGGACAAATCAAAAATATCGTCAAACTAGCCTTTAATCCTAACAAGGCTGAGAGAGATCTTCTTTACAAGAACGATGTTAATCCTGTTGTTGCTTTCCCAGGTCAAGGAACAGTTCTGTTTGGAGATAAAACAGCATTGGGTAAACCGAGTGCGTTTGATAGAATCAATGTACGTAGACTGTTTATCACTCTAGAAAAAGCAATCTCGATTGCTGCAAGATCTTCACTGTTTGAATTCAACGATGAGTTTACAAGAGCACAATTCGTTTCTCTTGTAGAACCATTCTTGAGAGATGTACAAGGTCGTAGAGGAATTTACGATTACAGAGTTGTTTGCGATGAATCTAATAACACTGGCGAAGTAATTGATAGGAATGAATTTGTGGGAGATATATATGTGAAGCCAGCAAAATCAATCAACTTTATTCAGCTTAACTTTGTTGCAGTAAGAACAGGTGTTGCGTTTGAAGAAGTTGTTGGTAAGTTTTAATCAAGGAGAATCGTAAATGGCTTTCAACATTAATGCATTTAAATCGCTAGTAAGTACTACCGATTTTGCAAGACCAGCATTATTCCAGGTGTTTATGTCTTCACCACCTGGAGTACCTGCTCTGATTCCTTTCAGCCCTTTCTTGGTTCGTTCTGCAAGCCTTCCAGCTTCATCGGTTGGTCAGGTTGCCATTCCTTATGGTGGTAGAACAATCAAGATTGCTGGAGAGAGAACATATGGAGACTGGTCGACCACTGTTATGAACGATGAAGGATTTATTATCCGTAACGCTGTAGAGCAGTGGATCGAAATCATCAACAACAGAGTATCTAACTTCAGAGCCTTCCCAAGCGAATATAAAGTAGATATTACCGTAACACAATACTCCAAAAAAGGACCACCATTGAAGCTAATTAAACTTGTTGGATGTTTCCCAACAGCTGTCAGTGAAATTGGTCTTGATTGGGGTCAGGCTGATGCAATTGAAGAATATAGTATTACTTGGTCGTACGACTACTGGGAATGACATGAGAGGGGCTCTGCCCCTCTTCTAACAAGAGGATAATATGGCCAGTTTGTTTGGATTTGAATTTAGAAAAAGAACGCCTGAAGAAGAACCAGTTTCTTTTGCACCACCGTCTAATGATGACGGTGCCGTTGTTGTAGCAGCTGGTGGAGCTTATGGTACTTTTGTTGATCTTGAAGGTACTGCAAGGACTGAAGCTGAGTTGGTAACAAGGTATAGAGATATGTCTCTTGTTGCTGATGTGGAGCGTGCAGTTGATGAAATTGTTAACGAGTCTATTGTTACTGATGTTAGGAATCCAACTGTAAAAATTAATCTTGATAAATTAAACTATCCAGAAAATATTAAAGGTTTAATTATTCAAGAGTTTGATAACATTAAACTGTTGTTGGATTTTGAAGGTCAGGCATATGAAATCTTCAGAAAATGGTATGTAGATGGACGATTATATTATCACGCTATAATTGATGATACAAATCCAAGATTAGGAATTAAAGAATTAAGAAATATTGATCCTAGAAAGATCAGAAAAGTAAGAGAGCAGAAAAAGAAAAGAGATCCAAAATCTCAAACTGTACTTACACAAAACCAAAGAGAGTATTTTTTATATAATGAAAAAGGATACAATGCTCAGGGAATAGGTAGTGGTGCAGTAGCACACTCTGCAACAGGATTAAAGATTGCAAAGGATTCTATTGTTCACTGTGTTTCTGGGTTGATGGATAACAATGGGTCTATGGTGCTTTCATATTTGCACAAGGCCATTAAACCATTGAACCAGTTAAGAGTTCTTGAAGACGCAACCGTTATTTACAGACTATCAAGAGCTCCAGAAAGAAGAATATTTTATATTGACGTTGGAAATCTACCGAAGATGAAAGCCGAGCAGTATCTTCGAGATATGATGATCCGTCATAAAAATCGGCTTGTATATGACGCTTCTACAGGTGAAGTGAGAGACGATCGTAAGTTCATGACGATGCTTGAGGATTATTGGTTACCTCGTCGTGAAGGTGGTAAGGGTACAGAAATCACAACTCTACCAGGTGGAGAGAATCTTGGTAAGATTGAAGATGTCGAATATTTTCAGCAAAAGTTATATCAGTCACTGAACGTACCAGTAACAAGACTTCAGTCAGAGCAAGTTTACTCGATTGGACGTGCAACGGAAATCACAAGAGACGAAGTAAAATTTAGTAAGTTTGTAAAAAGACTAAGATCTCGTTTTTCGATGCTATTCATCAAATGTCTTGAAAAGCAATTGGTACTAAAAGGTATTGTGACAACTGATGACTGGAAATTAATGTCTCAGTTTATCGAGTTTGATTTTGCCAGCGACGACTATTATGAAGAGTTAAAAGAAACAGAAGTACTTACAACGAGATTGCAAGTTGCTGGTCAGCTAGCACCATATATTGGTAAGTATTATTCGCACGACTGGATTAGAAAAAACATCTTCAAACAAAACGATGAAGAAATGCTAGAGCAGGATTCTAAAATAAAAGACGAATTAAAGAACGATCTTTTATATCCTCCTCCACCGCCAGAACAGATCCAACAATAAATAGGAGATATAATGGAAGTCGATACACCTCAAAATGAAATAAGTGATCTTGTGAAACTTGCCTATGAAGACCAGCCAGCTCAAATGCAGGATGTCTTTAATGAATTAATGATGAGTAGAGTTCAGGACTCTATTGATCAAAGGAAGTACGAAATTGCACAGAGATTTTTTGACTCTACTCATGATGTTGAGTATGAGGAAGACTACGAAGAACAAGAAGAAGAGGATTTAGATGGCCAAAACTCTTAAACAAATGTTGGAAGTCTACGCTCCAAAGTCTAAGGATGAGAAGCGTTTTAAAGACAAGCACGTTGTGGCAAAATATAAACTTGATGATCCTTCTAAAGAAGATAAAGTTTTTGATGGTAGTAATGTTAAAGCCATAGACAGAGAAGGTACTCGTCACGGATACAATCCAGGAGATGATGAAAAAGTCTACGAAGCGCATGACTACACAGACGGTAAAACTGGAACTGTAGAAGTCATCCATCCCAAAGCCATCATTGTCAAGACTGTCAAGGTGAATGGAAAAACCAAATATAAAGTTCATAAAGTAGGTAAAGAATTTAGTGACGGTATCAAAGTTGGAGAGCATTTATCAGATACTGATCTTGATGATGCAGCTGAAATGGGCGCTAAGATCTATAATAGAAACACTATGATCAAGACAAAAAACTTTGTTAAAGAAGATTTTCTCGATGAGAAAAAACTTACTCGTGCAGAGATGAAAAAGCGCGAAGAGGTTGCAAAAGCACTCAAGCGTGAAAATCCTAATATGCCGATGGCAAAGAAGATGGCCATTGCAACTGCAACAGCAAAACGTGTTGCAGAAGAAGATTTACACGAGAGCGAAGACTCTCATAAGGCATTCCAGGATCAGCATAACACAGCTGCAAAGCATTTGAAGGGTATTACAAAGGCTCTATCAGATCACTACAACTCGGTAACAGACAAGAAACACTGGCACAAAGGTGAAGCACAGTGGCATCATGTCAGTACAATTAAAAACATTAATAGACAACTAGAAGACCTACATCAGATGGTTGCTCAGGAAACTGATTATGCAAAGCCACCAAAGCCTATTTCCATGAAAGAAGGTATTCAATTGGATGATGAAGGTCTTGAGTTACTGAATATTGTTTACGACAGTCTCACAGATGAGAACAAAGCAGTACTAGAGGACATTGTTGAAAATAACCCAGACCAGTTGGTCGAGTTCCTTGATCAGTTGGAGGTGGACAATGGCTAGAGTTCTTTCAAATCAACTAGGTGGAAAGTACGTTGTACTTTGCACTGCCAATGATACTATTCAAGTTGCTTCTGCAAACGCAACTGCTTCTGAAACTGTTACAGGTCTAACCATCAATCAAATTTGGACAGGATTGGATTCTGGTTTTTGGAAAATTAGCAGAGGAGCAAACACAGTCCTGATTTCCGACAGCTCAGACTATTATGATTTTTCAGGTGCAGGTCAGGCTCTTACTCTTGATCCAGCTGCCAATGTAGTTGTTAATTGTACTACAGCAAACTGCACGTTGATTATTGATTTCACCAAGCAATCCTCATTCACTAGCGAGTACTAAAATGAAATTAATTAGCGAAGTATATGAGAAGGTAAATTTTCTTGTAGAAGAAAAAGAAGGCAAAAAGAACTTCTTTATTGAAGGTGTTTTTATGGTTGCCGAACAAGGTAACAAAAATAAACGCATCTACAGAAAAAATATTCTTGAGAGAGAAGTAGAGAGATACAATAAAGAGTATATTAAAGAAAATAGAGCCTTCGGAGAACTAGGTCACCCACAGGGTCCTAATATCAATCTCGAGAGAACAGCTATTCTAATTAAATCCTTAGTCAATGAGGGAAATAATTTTATTGGAAAAGCCAAGGTTATGGATACTCCTTATGGAAACATTGTTAAGAATTTAATGAGCGAGGGTGCAACGCTTGGTGTGTCTTCAAGAGGCATGGGCTCATTAAAGATGAACGAGCACGGCTTGAATGAAGTACAAGACGATTTCTATCTTGCTACTGCGGCGGATGTTGTTGCTGATCCTTCTGCTCCAGGTGCTTTTGTGCGCGGGATCATGGAAGGAGTTGAGTGGGTATGGGACAATGGAGTTCTCAAGCCTCAACAAGTAGAAGAAATGAAGAAAACAATTCAGAAGGCATCAAGTAGAAACCTAGAAGAGGCCCAGCTTAAAGTCTTCAAGCAATTCATCAAATCACTGTAAACCTCAATTATATAAATAATAAAGATACTTTAAGGAGTAAACAAATGGCAACAAAACAACAACTAGATGAATTACAAGTGGGCGGTGGTGCTACTGGTGTCTCTATGGTTCCAGATGCTGGCACAAAGAAAACTACTCTACCTAATTCAAAAAGTCAGGGTGATATGAGCCCACCAAGAATCAATGCTGATCAAAACGGTCAGGAAGAAACTGATTCTCAAAACAACACAAGACCAACAGGTGATATGTCTGCTCAAAATGCAGCCAGTATCGCAACTAAACCCAGCGCAGCAGGTACAAGCATGAAAGAACACATCGACGCAATGTTCAATGGCGAAGATCTATCAGAAGACTTCAGAGAAAAAGCTACTACCATTTTTGAAGCAGCTGTTCAAGCTCGTGTTGCAGATGAGTTGGTTTCTATTGAAGAAGCCTACGAGCAGAGATTGGAAGAAGCAGTTACAGAAATTGCTTCGGAGTTGACTGCAAAGCTAGATGACTATCTAGACTACTGTGTAGAGCAGTGGATGCAAGAGAACGAGGTCGCCATCGAAGCTTCGTTGAGATCAGAGATCACAGAAGAGTTTATGGATGGTCTGAAGAACCTCTTTGCAGAAAACTATATCGAGATTCCAGAAGACAAGCTAGATGTGCTCGAGCAATTGACTGCTAAAGTTGAAGAGCTAGAAAGCAAACTCAACAGCTCCATCTCGGAAAACATCGAACTTGCAAAGACTATTGATGAATTTTCCAAGCAAGAGATCTTTGACAATGTTGCAGAAGGTCTTGCTCTTACCCAAGTAGAAAAGCTACGCCAGCTGGCTGAAGGTATTGATTTTGATGGTATGGAATCATATCAGAAGAAGCTACTGCTTGTCAAGGAAAACTATTTCCCAACACAAGCTCCAGGCACTACTGCTTTGAGAGAAGAAGATGAAGCGATTGGTAACAACGATTTGTCCGAGGAAACTACAATTAGTTTCCAAGATCCTTCGGTCAAGCGTTACTTTTCTGCAATCTCACGCACAACAAAAGTATAAATAAAAAGAATTATTATCAACCCCGTAAGGAGAAGTAAAAATGATGTTAGCTGAAGAACTACAATCGAAATGGGATCCAATTTTATCCCATCCAGATTTGGCTCCTATCAAGGATGCTCATCGTCGTGGTGTTACCGCTGTTGTTCTAGAGAACACAGAAAAAGCACTACGTGAAGCCAATCAGTATGTGCCACAAACACTTACTGAAGCCCCTGCAAACGTAACCGGTGCAGACATTGACACATTCGACCCAGTCTTAATCAGCTTGGTTCGTCGTGCAATGCCTAACCTAATTGCATATGATATCTGCGGTGTCCAGCCAATGACTGGTCCTACAGGTCTTATTTTTGCAATGCGCTCCAAGTACAGCAATGCTACCAACAGCGCAACCGAGACATTCTACAATGAAGTCAATACTTCGTTCTCGTCGCAAGTCTCCAATGCCAACACACTAGGCCAGAAGCATGTCGGTGGATACCCAGGTAACACAACTACTGGTACCGCTAACCTTGCTGAAACTGGTATCTACAACTTTGGTTCTGGTATGGCTACTGCAAATGCTGAAAGCAACAATGCTTTTGCAGAAATGGCTTTCTCGATCGAGAAAGTTACTGTCACAGCTAAGTCGCGTGCTCTAAAAGCTGAGTACTCGATGGAACTTGCTCAAGACTTGAAAGCAATTCATGGTCTTGACGCTGAGACAGAATTGTCGAACATTCTTTCGGCTGAGATCCTTGCTGAAATCAACCGTGAAGTCGTTCGTACAATCAATGTAACAGCTACCAAAGGTGCTACAGAGAACACAACTACTGCTGGACGTTTTGACCTTGATACCGACTCGAACGGTCGTTGGAGCGTTGAAAAGTTCAAGGGCCTAATGTTCCAAGTTGAGCGTGAAGCCAACCAAATTGCCAAAGCTACTCGTAGAGGCAAAGGTAACATGATCATCTGCTCGTCTGATGTTGCTTCTGCACTACAGATGGCTGGTGTTCTTGATTACGCTCCTGCTCTAAACAGCAACAATCTAAACGTCGATGACACAGGCAATACATTTGCTGGTGTTCTTAATGGACGTATCCGTGTCTACATCGATCCATATGCAACTGGTAACTACATGGTTGTTGGTTACAAAGGTGCTTCTGCATTCGATGCTGGTCTCTTCTATTGCCCATATGTTCCACTACAAATGGTCCGTGCTGTTGACCCAGACACATTCCAGCCTAAGATTGGTTTCAAGACACGTTATGGAATGGTTGCTAACCCATTTGCAGAGGGTGCAACAGTTGGACTTGGTGCACTGACCAAGGACAGCAACGTCTACTATCGTCGTGTTCTAGTTGACAATCTAATGTAATACTGATTAGAATAATAATTATATAATCATCC